GGGAGGATATGGCAATTTCTCATTTGTTCAAGCACCACCAAAAACAAAGAAAACATTTTTTATATCTTTGTTAAGCAGTGTTTATCTTTCAGGATCTAATAATTTTGGTGGGAACATAAAAGGACATAGAACAAATCAATGTTTAATTCATATTGATTCAGAGCAAGGAAAATGGCATGCTCAGAGAGTTTTTAAACGAGCAATTGATATGTCTGATTTAGATGGGTCACAATGTTATTATACATTTGCATTAAGGCAGATAGGGTACAAACAGAGGATTGATTTTATAGAATATCTATTAAAAACTAAAGTTCAAAATACAGGACTTTTAATAATTGATGGCATAGCAGATTTAGTTTCTGATGTCAATAATTTAGAAGAATCAAATAGATGTATTCAGAAATTAATGGAATGGAGTTCAATATATAATTGTCACATTATAACTGTAATTCATTCAAACTTTGGAAGCGACAAGCCCACTGGTCATTTAGGATCTTTCCTTGAAAAAAAGGCGGAGACTCAGATACAATTAGAAGCTAATACAGTTAATAAAGAATGGGTAACTGTAAAGTGTAAAAGAAGCAGAGGATATGCTTTTGAAACATTTAGTTTTAAAATTAATGAATTAGGATTGCCAGAAGTTGTTGGGGATTTATACGACCCATTAAAAGAAAATGGAAAAAGATATTAAAAATCTTTATTTAAAGCATAAAATATGGATCAAAATTGTTAAAAGTTTTGGATGCAATAGTTCTATAGCTGAAGATATTGTTCAGGAAATGTATATTAAAATTATTCTTAAAATAAAAGAAGGATTAGATATAAAATATAATGAAAATGAAATTAATTATTTTTACATCTTTAGAACTTTAAACAGTTTATATATTGATTTAATGAGAAAAAACAGAAATATCTATAAAATGGATATTGAACATATTAGTGAAAAATTATTAGCTAGTAAAGTTTTTATATTAGAGCAAGAATTAGATTATGAGGAAAAATATAATTTGGTTAAAAAGGAATTAGATAAATTATATTGGTATGATAAAAAAGTATTTGAAATTATTAATGGTGGAGAAAGTATTGCATCATTATCAAGAAAAACACATATTGCTTATTATTCTCTTTATAACACTTATACCAAAGTTAAAATTAAATTAAAAAAATTATTATGAAACTAGGAGATCTAATTTATTATATAACTAAATACACAGGCATTAAATATTTAGTTGATTCTTTTCATTCATTTAGAGGAACAAAATGTGATTGTCCCAAAAGAAGAAAATCACTAAATAATATAAAAATTAAAAGATGGTAAAATTTGAAAAACATGATTATAACAAATGGGAAATATTCAGAAACAATCCGAAAGAAATCATATCTGGTAAAGAATTTGAATTGGTTTGCGACTTGCACTCACGATATAAAAAGCATACATTTTATAAACCCTGCACCTGCAATCCAAAAGAAATCAAAAGATGGATAGATGATTTAAACAATATTTGGAATAATGGTTTATAAACTTTTTGTTTATAACTTCTAATTCATTATATTTATTAAATGAATGAGTATAACAGGAAATTATCACAGGAATTAATTAAAAGATATAATCCTATTGAGGAACAGGATCTCAAAGATTTAGATTTTAATTCTGTTAGTCTAGAAAAAAATAAATATGATCATATTGATGGGGAAATTTCATTCACTACTCAAATAATTCAAACCTCTATTTCTGTTGATATAAAAGACAGAAAAAGTATTAAAAGAGGTCAACCAAAAAATGATAATCTTTTGTGGGTTGAAATTAGAAATCCTTATGGTTTTGATGGTTGGGCATTTGGAAAAGCAAATTATATAGCGTTTAAAACTAAATCTGAATGGCTTTTTGTTTGGCGTGAAGATCTAGTTAAATTAATTAAAGAGAAAGTTCAAAAAGTTTTTGTGAAAGAAAATCCTATTTATAAACTATATAATAGAAAAGGAAGCAAAGATATTTTAACACTAATAAAAAGAGAAGATTTAAACCCAATAATAATACCCAGAAAATTATGACACTTAAACAACAAATTGAAGATTTAAAAGAAAAATTAGCAGAAGCTAAAAAACACACTTATGTTACAGAAACAACAGGACTGCATTGTAGCAATGGAGAGTTGTATATTGATTACAATATTTTTGGAGAGGAAAGATGTTTAGTTATTGATATAAATTCCTTATATCCAGATTTACCTTTTATAATAGATCAGGTCGTAAAACAACAGAAAAAAGACCAGAGAAATATATTAGATAATATAAAAGAAACTTTAAAAGATTTATAATATGGCACATATTCCTCACGCTTTTGAAAATCAAATATTTGATCATTTTAGAATAAAAGCAAAAGAAATAAATACAGCAATTAAATTGTTGTTAGAACATAATTATCAAGTCATTGATTTAGAAGGAAATATTTTACACAAAACAGATGAAAAAAAGACAATACAGAAGTAATCAGGGAAAAGGTCCAGAATACATGAAAAAAAGTTATAAGATAACAGGATGGTCTTTAATTGGATTATTTATTTCAATAATCTTTATAATAATATGTAAATGATTTTATTAATTGACGCAGACAGTTTAGTCTTTGCAAGTTGTTATAGATCAAAAAAAGACAGAAACTTTGAAATATATCCTGATAATTTTTATCATGAGATAAAAGATTCCTCAAATAAATTTGATGAGCAATATATGAAGATTGTTAACGATCTAGAAGAATTTTATACTATTGATAAAGTAATCACATTTAATGGTTCTAAAGGTAATTTCAGAAAACAAATAACATCTAATTATAAATCAAATAGGAAAGACAGAACACTGCCACCTTTATTACATGAGATGCATCAATATGTTAAAGATAATTATGAAAGCAAATTTTGTTATGGAAGGGAAACAGATGATTTGGTTGCTGAATATTGGAAAAGATTAAGTGATGAGTTTGGCAGAGAAGAAGTTATGATTGTTAGCATAGATAAGGATTACAGACAGTTTTCCTGCCTTTTATATAATTATGGTTATAATCATAAGACTATTCATGATATAAGTGATTCAGAGGCTTTATATAACTTTTATGAGCAAATGCTAGCAGGAGATTCAGCAGATAATGTAAATTATTTCAAAGGTAAAGGCAAGAAGTTTGCTGAAAAATATTTTGTAGATTGCAAAACCAAATATCAATACACAAAAAAAATGTACGAATTATTTAAAAAACAATATAGAGGAAAGGCTAAATTAAAATATATTGAATGTTTTAATCTTTTAAAATTAAGAACATGAGAAAAAGAATATTAAAAGAACCAAAAAACAAAAAAGTAAAGTTTATTAAATGCAATGAGTTTAGCCAGATATATCAGTGGCATAAAACTAATAAAGGAGATAAAAGAAAAAGTGTAAAATGAAAGAGAATTTAAAACCGATTGAAATAGCAAATAAAATTATAAAAGAATCTGGAGTTAAAATCTTTGAAAATTACAGGAGAAAAAATCATATAGAAATGAGATCTTTATTATGTTTTTTGTTAAGACAAAAACTAAACATGAGATGGCTTAATATTGCTAAATTTTTTAATGATAATAATAAGTCTATGACACATGCAAGTTGCATTCATGCATTTAAGAATTATAAAATGTATAAAAAAACAAACTCTAAATTAGAAGATATTGAAAATCTGTTTTCTTTTAAAAGTGGTTTGACAATTGATGAAATTGACAGAGTTCATTATTTAGAAAACAAATGCAAATTGTTAGAAAAAAAGAATGATAGTAAATTATCTAAACTACTAAAACAAATTCCAGAAAGTAAAGAATCAGAAGCAGAGGAAAGAATCTCATTAATGTTAAGAGGATGGGAATGGAAAAAATAAACTTTTAAAAATCGTTATATATATATGAAACCTAATAAAATAAAAATATCAAAGATTAAATCTAATCCTAATAATCCAAGAATTATTAAAGATCATAAATTTAGAAAATTAGTGAGATCAATAAAAGAATTTCCTGAGATGTTAAGGCTGAGACCAATTGTAGTAGATGAGAAAAATATTATTTTAGGTGGAAACATGAGATACAAAGCTTGTGTGGAAGCAGGAATGAAAGAGATATTTGTAATTCAAGCTGATGACTTAACAGAAAATCAGAAAAAAGAATTTATTATAAAAGATAATTCTTCTTTTGGGGATTGGGATTGGGATGTAATAGCTAATGAATGGAACACTGATGATTTATCAGATTGGGGGGTTGATATTCCAATTCTAAATGAGAGATTAGAAGTTGTGGGAGATGAAAAACCAGAAATAGAAATTACTGAAGAAATTCTGGAAGAACATAATTATGTTGTATTTACTTTTGACAATACTTTAGATTGGAATGTAATAAAAGAAGTTTTTAATATTAAAGAAGTAAACAAAATTGATAGACATTTAAAAGATAAAGGAATGGGAAGAACAATAAATGGAATCAAATTAATAAACAAATTAAATGGATTATAAAGTTTATATTCCTAGTAAGGGGAGAGCAGGAAAAGTTACAACTCACAATTTGTTTTTGGATTCTATTATTGTCTGTCCACAAAATGAAGTAAGTGAATATAAAAAATATCACAAAAATGTTCTGGGGGTTGATATGAATGTAAAAGGTATTACACAAACTAGAAATTGGATCTTAAATAATGTTGAGGATGAATGGCATGTTCAGGTTGATGATGATGCTATTGGTTTCTATAAACATGAAACAGGAAAAACAAACCATTTTATTGATAAAGATAAAATTCATAATATTGTAAACAACCAGTTCCATACAGCAGAGGGATGGGGTTTAAAGGCATGGGGATTAGCTTTAGCAGGAGATTATAAATTTTATAGAGAATACCAACCATTTAGCACTCAGAAGATGGTGGGAGCAAATATATTAGGAATCATTAAAAACTCTATTAGATTTGATGAAAGATTAAAAGTGAAAGAAGATTATGATTATTCAATGCAACATATTGCTAAATTTGGTGGAATCCTTCGGTTTATGAAATATGGAATTGATGTTATTCATTTGACAAATGCAGGGGGTTGTGTTAGTTATAGAACTAAAGATGTTGAGATGAATGCATATGACACATTAAAGAAAAAATGGGGTAGCAAAATTGTTATACTAACTAATAATAAAAACTTTTTGAGATTAAAATCTCCACGAAAAGGAATATAAATTATGGACAAAAGTAGACACTTAAAAAAAGAATCAATGTTGAAGGCATTGGAACAGAGTTTGGGAGTAGTTAATAATGCATGTAGAAAGGCAGATGTTCCCAGATCCACATTTTATAAATGGATGAAAGAAGATCCTGAGTTTGAGAAAGAGGTGCAGGATGTTGCTAATATAGCATTAGACTTTGCAGAAAGTCAATTGTATAAACAGATTGCAGATAATTCTACAGCAGCAACTATTTTTTATTTAAAGACAAAAGGAAAAAAAAGAGGGTATATTGAAAGACAGGAAATAACTGGAGCAGATGGGATGCCTACTAACTTTCAAATTGAGATAATTGGATCAAATAAAGATAAAGACTAATATAGTTTATGATCACTTATTACTATCACAAAATAAGATCATAGTTGAGCAAGGGGGAACTAGGTCTGGCAAGACTTACAATATTCTTTTGTTTATTATTTTTGAGTATTGTATTAATAACACAGGAAAGGTTATAACGATATGCAGAAAGACTTTCCCTAGTCTTAGAGCAACAGTTCTTAGAGACTTTTTACAGATCCTTAGAGGTCATCAAATGTATAGGGAAGAATATCACAACAAGTCAAATTCAGAATATAATCTATTTGGTAATTTAATTGAGTTTACATCCTTAGATCAATCACAGAAAATTAGAGGAAGGAAAAGGGATTTACTTTTTATTAATGAAGCGAATGAGTTGTATTGGGAAGATTGGCAGCAGTTAATATTCAGAACTCAAGAAAGAATAATAATTGATTTCAATCCCTCTGATGAGTACCATTGGATCTATGATAAAGTAATTACTAGGGATGATTGTGATTTTTACAAAACAACCTATCTAGACAACCCTTTTTTAGAGGATTCAATTAGATTAGAAATTGAAAGATTAAAAGATACTGATGAACAGTATTGGCAGATTTATGGATTAGGAGAAAGATCAAGTTCTAGAAGAACAATATTTAGATATTCAGAAGTTAATAAAATTCCAGAGAATGCAAAGTTAATTGCATATGGCATGGACTTTGGATATTCCAACGATCCTAGCACGCTGGTTTCTGTTTATAGCCAAGATCATAATCTGTATATAAACGAGCATCTTTACAGAACACAAATGACCACAACTGATATTCATAAATTTCTAAAATCTGAAAAATTAGAATCTAATCCTATTTATGCAGATTCAGCAGAGCCTAGATTAATCACAGAGTTAAAAAGCATGGGTCATAATATCCATCCTAGTATAAAAGGAAGGGATTCAATTAATGCAGGAATAGATCTTCTTAAAAGATATAAGATTCATATTACAAGCAAATCCAATAATGCAATTCAGGAGTTTAGAAACTATAAATGGAAAGAAGATAAGTCTGGAAAACTGGTAAACATAGCAGAGGATCTTCACAATCATATAATTGATCCATGCAGATATGCGACTTATTCCATACTGTCCAGACCAAACTTTGGTAAATATGCTGTCCAATAAGTAAAACGAATTTATCGTTCGTATCAACTTTTTATGTTTGTATTATAATAAGCCATAAGGCATAAAACTTAAAAACTAGAAATCGCAGAAACACAAAACACACATTTAGAAATTGTTGAATTTTTATTAAGTAATGAAAAGGAGACTAACAAATTTTATCAAATCTATGAACTTTATAAAAAAGTTTATTTTAATCAATCCTCAAGACATATTTCAGAATTAAATTCAAATACTCATGATTGGGTCATATCATGGGTTTATACTGATATGCCTGTGTTTTTACACAACATAGATGATTACATTGGTTATGTAGCAGACTTGTTTATGGAAAAGTATCAAATAGATTTTGGAGAATATCCA